TGTGGGGTGGCAAGCTATTTGGACAAAAGGAAAGATGGAAAAAAACGGGTAGATTATTGAATATATTGAAGAATGAAGAGAAATTACAGAGAAATGGATTTGGTCAAAAATGCGCTAGAATGCACAAAATTTAAACAAAGTCGCACGCTATTTGGACAAAAACAAAACACAAAGCGTGCAAAAATAAACAAAGCAAATCAAACAGTTAAACAGGGTAAAACAAAAAATTAAAGGGGCTTCTGGAATCGGCAGAAGCCCCTTAACCTTTTAAAGGGGCTTCTGGATTTATCAAATTGATTTTAAACAAGAAAACACAATCACTAAAAAATTTAAGCCAAAACAACTTAGTCGATGATTTAAGCAAACACCCCACGCGTTAAACCATCCAAAACAGCGGTAAAAACAGGGCAAAAAACAGCCCAAAAACACCCTAAAAACCCTCTCAAAAACCCCGCCCAAAACCGCCAAAAAAACACCCAAAAAAAGTGCCGCAAAAGTGCGGCACAAAGGAGAAGTTAAAGGGGTATTTATTGGTTGCAAATCTTGCGTATCGTGCGCTCGTTTAGGTTGAACTTTAGGGCTAAGTCGCGCACAGAAAGCTCGTTGCGCAATCGTCTGATTTCGGTATTTTGACGCAAGCGGCGCACGCTTTTGGCGCGGGTCAGGTCAAAGTGCACATCTCCGCCAAACAGCTTTTGCAGCTTTGCCGCCGCATCTGTGCCCAATAAAACCACCAAAGGATGATCGTCTGCCAAGCGCAATTTAGGCACATACAAGCGCGTGCCGCCATAGGCATCGACCAATAGCAAGGTCTTATCCATGCCGATCTGCGCTTCAATCTTTTGCAATACAGGCTCTAGCAGATAGCTTTCCACAATGTCGCGCTGGAAAGGTGGGGGAAACAGTTCAGGGAAAAAGTCAGGATGGTTCACGATGTAAATACCTTTTGTAATGCACCGATCCGTCATCAAAGATGAATACCATCCATTGAGTGCCAGAATTGCGTCGTAGCAGCAACTCCTTTATATGGTATGCGAAGAAAAAAACAGTCATTTTTTAACCTCTTGTTTTGCGCGATAACGCAAGGTGCGTTCCAGCGCGCTGGATACCTTGCCCAACTGATCTACCGTTAGAAACTCAAGTTTTTTGACGGTTGGATATAGCCTATCCGCCACGGCATACGCATACGGCCAACCCGCTTTTAACGCCTTCAGTTGCGCGCCGATTTTGCGCTCAATGCGCAATTTATCCGCCGCCAAAGCCAGATGGGTTTGCCCAGGCTGTTGCCCGCTACTGATATTTGCGCCCCGCGACCGCAAATGATCCAACAACTTACGACGACCTTTTTCATCCAATAACAAGCTAGATGTCACGCCACATACCTCACTCAACATCTGGCGATAAGTACTATCGTCCAAGCCTAATTTAGACTTAGCGATATGGATAAGCTGGATTTCACGCTGTGGATCGGACTTAGTCTTTAGCATCATCTACTCCCAGTGATTTTTCTTCGCCGCAGACTTCACAACGAAGACGAACATATTCAGGTGGAAAGGTTTTGGTTTTTTTGAAATGATGCGGCGCACCATTTAGGCAATCAGCTTGCTCGACTTCGTAATAAAAACTGATTGATGTTGTGTAAACAAAGGTCTTTTCACAGTGGCGGCACATCTGATTGTGGGTATCACCCTCGTCATAGCCATAACCATCATCGTGGTTTATATCCCCTTCTGCCCCACAATAAGGGCATTCAAAATCACTCATCGCATTCTCCTAACCAATAAAACCGCCTCTCGCAGCCCGCTCATAACAGGCTGCAAGCGACGGTCTATACAGATGCAAAGTCAAGATTGATAGATTCATACTTATCGGTATTGCTTGCGCGCTCGTAGAAGCGGATATATTCCTTACTGCCCTCGACTTGTACTGATTCGCCAATCGCCTTCATTGCCATTTGCCACTTATCATCACTGATGTCCAAGCGTCGTAAAGCCAGCACGCGCCCTGTACTGATTTTTCCTTCCTTGTTGGTTTGAAACGCGTCCTGTACCAGTGTTTTAATCTCAGGTGAGCTTCCTTGTGCCCAACGGGTGATGCACTCATCAATCAAACTTTTCGCCGCTTGAAGACGTTCATCAAAAGCGATGCGTTCGGATATGGCGATTTGAATTTTGAATTTACCGTCAAAACTAAACAGGGTGATGTTGCCTTTTTTTCCGCCAACTTTTGTTTGATATTGTTCCAGGGACAAATCGATAAAGGCTTCGATGTCTGCCGCCGCGCCGAGTTTGAATTCGCGCAAGACATCGTTGGTTGCCTTCGCTTGATTGACCAATTCGATGACCAATTCATCACGGGTCAAATCAATCGGTTTGATCATCGCTTCTGGGATCAGGCGACCGTTGCCGTCTTGGCGGTAGCCTACTGGGATTTCTAGTTTTGCATTCATGGTGTACTCCTTTGTTGGTTAAAAAATAAATCATGTCGGGTTAAAACCCAACCTACGAGGTATTGCGTTTAATCGCTGACCGCACAAAATCGGGCATTTCTTGGCGTTGTTCAGTTGGGCGCGGGGGCAGCTTGGCGGGTTGATGTGCGGCAACCGTGGCAACAGCGGTACGGCCTGCGCGGTGTTGCTCTTGCGCGTTTTCTGCCTTGGTGGCTGCCCGTTCGGTTAAATCACAAATAATCGTCAGCAACAGCCCATTGGTTTTAAGCGGCAAAACCAAGTCTTTGACGGTATGGATTTTTTCCAATCCAATTGCCCAATAATCTATCGGCGCGTTATAGATTTGCCGATTACGCGTAATCGTTGCCGTCTGAATCATCGGCAACAACTCCGATAAAATCGTCGCCACCTTGTCAAAAGACAACGCCCGTTTATCTGTTCTAAACAAGCCTAAATACTTGATAAACGGAGCTGCCAGTGGCACGGGAAAGTGAAATGCCTGCATCAACGCATCCCGCGCTTGCTCATGCCCAATTAAAGAATCAAGGCTATTGCGAGAATTGCAATTGGGACAAGTGACGATCATCCCAACCTCACTACCCGCGTGGTGTATGCGTTCGGACGCGTGACCTCATACCCCGTTTTTTTCGGGGGACGCTTAGGTGCGTTTCTGCGGGTTTTAGTTAAGCCTAAATTGCATTTATACGTTTTTACGGTCGTTTCAGACAGGTCAAAATGCTTCGCCAACTGCGCGTTAGTCATCGTTTTAGCCAATGACTTAAATTCCGCTGTGAGCTGTTCTGTCCATTTAGTGTGCGCACCCATATCAATGCACCGAACCTTTCTTTTCTGCCTCAATCTCACCGATGTTTTTTTCATACGCCGCAAGGTTTTTATCCAGCATCTTATCGAGTTCGGCACGGTCACCTGACTTGTGGAGTTTGAGAATTACGACAATGAGCCCGATGTTGTATTGCAACAAGTGAAGGCGTACAGCCGCCAGCTCTTGTGCTTCAATTAGCTGCTGCGCAAGGTAAGAGCTTTCTAACAACGTGTTATAGGATTCTTCCAGTTCCTCGCGAGATAATGAGGATGGATTCGTAAAAATTATGCTCATTTCATCACCCCTACTAAACTCACCACCACCCCACGGCACTGCGCATTTTTGACCTTGAGATCAGTATTTTCACGTTCTAGCGCATCCACATAATCCATACGCCCCACCAAGCCAAACAACAGCGCAATCACCGCCGCTGCCAGCCATACTTTTGTTTTGTCGCTCATTGCACAGTCCCCTGAGTAAATTGATCATCAAAAATTTGTGCCAAAGCCGTATGGATTTTTTGCGCACTACGCGTTTTATAGGCACGCTCAAGATGCTCAATAATGCTGAAAAATTTATTGTTGTCATTAGTCGTTTCATTAAGCTGTTCCATAGCTTTAACCGTCAATGAAATCAGTTATTTTCGAGAGAGTTTAGGTAAGACCTCACGGCAATTTGACGGGGAAACTTTGATTAACCCTTCTAAAACGCCATCATCATCAACACGGCGATTCCATTCCGCAATCAATTCGTCAGAATCATAAGAAGACTTAGTTCCTGCGCCACAATCCGTACAGCACAATCTTTTTGTATATTCGACCAACTCCGCACTCCCCCCGCAGAACGGGCAGGGTTTTAACTGAATCTCGCTCATGCTTCTCTCCTATTCACATTCCGTTCACAACACTGGCACGCGTTCCAATGAGCCAACTTAGCGCGTCCCCCGAAGGGCTTGACTGACTTTGCCCTGATTTGACATTCCACCGCACTAATCGCAAAGCCAAAGTGCGGGCAGTCATAACTGTCATAGCGGGCGCGGATTTTGGCTTCTAGCCCCGCCTCATCCGCACCGTACTTATCGTTTAAATACAAGCTAATCGCCGTGCGACTCACCCCGATTTCGGCAGCCACAGCGGTGTTGCTACTACCCTTCACCGCTTGCTGCAACACATATAAGGTATGAGGGTCACGCATATGCATCACCAATCACATACACTTCGGCGGTATTTGGGTCAGTTACCAGCCCCTTTGCCTCGCGCCACTTAGGCGCGCCACAACCGCTATTTCGCAGCAGCACATACTTGGTGTCGCCCGCATTGCCACCTTCCACCTTTAAAAACCCTGCCTTCTTTAACGCCCGTAAATACTTCGCAAGGTTATTTGCGGCGGCGCGATGGGACGGGGCAGCCAAAACAGACAACAACTCATTCAGCGTTGCCGAGCCGTGGCGGCGCAGCATCCACCAAGCGCGTTCGCGCAAAGTGGTTTCCTTGAAAATAGCCTTGTCCCCCGCCGCAAAGGCATTGTGATGTTGTCGTGCAGCTCTCACGACATCACGCGTAGCGGGCATCATTTTTCACCTCGTTTCAACGACTTCATCGCGTCTTCACACAATCTGAAACCCTTTACATCCGCCACCGTCAAGCCCGACTTACCATTCTTGGCCGATATTGCCTCCAACGTCTTGACCGCGTTCGCCATCAAACGGAATCGCCCGCCAGATTGCTGATGTACCAAAGACGCGATGCCGTCATCAATGCCCACTTCGCACAACGATTTCAGATATTCGTAGGTGTCGCGCACATCTGCTGGTCGCAGCTCCACCACCGCGCTAACTCGCGTGGCGATGTGGGCAAGGCGATCTTCGCCGAAGCGGTGCTTTTCTGAGGTATGGCACACCAACACCAAAGGCACTTCCGCCCGTTCGCAAATGCGGCGCAAGTATTCGATGCACTCGGCATGGTTGTGCAAGCCGTGTTGCGCCTCATCAAAGATGATCGGATAGCGGCTGCGGGTGTAAAACTCCACCAATGCTTCGTGCTGGGCAAAGGCTTTATGGGCATAAGTGCCTGTTTCCCGTGCCAAATAATCGCGCAGATACGACAAGCTCATACCAGGGATGCCATCAATGAGCGTGGCATACGTCGTCGCCCCCCAATGATCCACCGTGGTCGTTTTGCCCGTGCCAGGATTGCCCGTTAGCAACATAATGCACGCCTCCGACGAGCCACGATTCTGCACGGCATAAATGCCATCCATAAAGCGGGCGTGATTACTGGTTTTTACAAAGTGCTGTTTCATATACAATGTCTCCTCTGGTTAGTTGTCGTTAGTCGTTAGTTGCTTCCCTCTCCCCCGCCCCTCTCCCACGAGTGGGCGAGGGGAGTTGAAAGCTACTGGTTTACTGCTTTATCCTCAGGGTCATCACCCTGTTTTTCGCCCCACCTGCGCAACATCGCCATGGTGTCGGCATAACTTCCGTCTTCGTCATGCACATCCTCATGCTTTACTGCCACGCTGACCAACTCTTCACGCTCAGGCACGGGGTCAAAGCGCACTGGCACTAAGGTTTCCATGTCTAGGGTATTGCCCAATTCCGCATTCGCTTCGGAAATCTTCTTCTCAGCCAATTTCACCCGCCCATCGCGACGTTCTTCGGCTTTACGTTGTACAAATGGCACAGGGAAGGCCGCTTTCTTATGCGCATCCCATTGCGCAGTGCCTATGTATCGCCCATCCAAGCGGTATAACCAAACTTGATTGGCATCGTGAATGTCAAAGCGGACATAAACCCGTTCACCCTCGCTCAATTCATCTTTCAGCTCTTTGCGGAAGTATTCATTACCAAACAACCTCACCAAGCCACGGTCTGGCACACGGTCGATTTGTGGTAACCACAGTTCATTTAACTCTGCATCGGTCAGCGTCAAATCCACTGAATCAGGGTCTAACTTGGCTTGATACGCTTGGTCAGGGGTTATGCCATTCAACTCGCGATGCGGATGCTTGGCGTTGTAGTGGTTGATCGCCCCCTCCAAGTCCATCAAAAACTGTTGCCATGACGGCAAAGCCCGATACCTGTCGTCTTTTTTGCTGCCCAATAACACCAAGCTCTTACGCACCGATTCCTTATCCGCCCCGCGCCAGGTGCAAGTGGGATACGTCCGCGCCAACGGAATGGTGACCACCTGCCATAACCGTTCAATAATCCCGCGCCCCTGTGGATTCCCTGGAATGCCCGTTTCATGTGCAATACCCTGACGTGCCAACGACCCATGCACTCGACAATCAATAAACTTGCCAGTTTGCCCGCCGCCGTTGTCCGAGTAATAAATCAAACAGCGCGCCCGTGTCCGTTGTTGGGCATGGCGTAGAGCCGCACTCACCGCGATGGTCGATTCCGCTAAATCCACACTCCAACCCACCACGCGCCGACTCACCCAATCCAGCACAATCGACACCTCAGGTGCAAAAGGCTGACCATGTATGGGATGCGCCACCTTGGCTTTAAAACTATGCCCGTCGCATACCCAAAAATCGTTAGCCTTAAACATCGACACATCGCGTTTGATGTACGGCAACAAAGCGCGGTACTCCGCCCCCGTCATCCGCCCGCGATACTTCACCGTCACAGGCAGCTCGCGTTCAATGCGGTACCACGTATCCACAGCAGGTATTTCCAGCCCTTGCTGGCGATACCACTGCGCCGCCACCCGATGCGCCTCCGCCACACTGGGGCGATTGGGGTGACAGTAATGCAACACAAAGGCGCGTAAATGGACCGCCACCGCCATGCGCTTTTGTGGCTTGCTCGGCACCAGATACTTGCCGCCATCGCCCTCTTTCAGCCCTTGTCTATACGCCGCATCCATTTTTTTAAAGCGTGACACCACCGCGTTAAACTGCTGACCACCTGGGCGCGGTTTAACGTAGGTGACGGCAGCAGCCGACATCAACTCAGGCGCAGCCGCCCCAGAAGCCACCCAGCCCGCCAACTCACAAATCGCCGCATAACGACTACACCCCGTCGTCCCCACCGCCTCATCCAACGCCGCGCACAACACCAACGCCGCATCGCGCCGCTGCCGATCCACCGCATCTAACTCCGCATCCTGCCGCTCACGACGCACCAACCCGCCCATCCCGCGAGGCACCACAGGCAAGTTAGGACGCGGTTCCGCCTTCAACACCCGCCCAAACAAATAGCTTTGCACCACCTCACGCACCGCAAAACTCAAACGGCGCAAAACTATCGTCTCAGGCAAATCCGCCACCTGCCAAACCCGTTCCCCGCGCTCAGAGATACCGCAAGGTGCTGGCCAATTACTCATCGCAGAATTGCGCTCGATTTGGCGTTTCGACCAACCAAACACCTGCTTAAGCTCAGAAGCTGTAATCGTGGGCTGCATAATGATCTCTACGGTTTTGGGTTAATCTTCTGCACTCGGTAGTAATTGGTATTGCGTTTTAAGATACTCGGTTAGAGATAAAACCCAGATGTCCGCACGATATGAACCAAACTCAAACGCATCGTAGTAAACGCTTCCGACGAGTAACCGAGAGCGGTACTTATCTAAGTCGCGTTCGGCATGGCCTCGCAGACGAGTTAGTAAACCTGCCAGAAAGTGACCACTGAAAAGCGTCGATAAATCACCAACGATGTTTAGGTAGCCATCCTTAACAAGCGGATGGTCAGAGTCATTTGGTTTTAATTCGCTATTTATCATGCTGTTACCAGTCTTATTCATGGTGTTGCTCCTTAATCTTAGTTAAACTCGCCCGTCAATCAACGGGAGCGAACAAATGGGACTACACAAATACGCAGCAGCCAGCAACGGACACGCGGCAGAGCTTGCAGCATCTCTAACACCCGAAGATGTCGGTGCGCTGGCAACAGAGCTAAAAACCATGGGAAAACAGGCGTGGCTGCACTGGCTTTATGACCATGAGGACGAGATTCAGACTTATGTTTGCGCAACGCCTGCATATCGGCTGAAAAAGAAGCCTTGGCAAAATCCACCCCATCGTCACCTGTTGGTACTAGGCGCGATACGCCATTGCCACGCCGCACACGCGCTGCTAGGGTTTCTTGCAGAGAAAGGAGTGCTGCTTTCTGAAGGCGGACCTTATCGTGACACCAGTGCGACTGCTGGCAGCGCGTTCTGGACGCTAAAGGACATAGAGATAGCGGAATGGCCGCCTCAGTTTGAGGAGATTTGCCCTTCGCCGTTTGCAACATAGCTTCGGCACGGACAGCACGGGAAATCTGTATTTCTGCCTCGGTTTTGTGGTGCGCTGCACCACGTCGGCGTTCTTCACGCTTCTGGTTGATATAGCTGGCAGAAAAAGGGATGGGGTTTTTCATAGTGTTGCTCCTTTAATGTCCCCTCTCCCACTGGGAGAGGGTTAGGGTGAGGGTGGTTTTAATGCAAACTCAAACTGTGCTGTGCCACAGCAGGCAAGCGACCAATTTTGCGCAAATGCCGCACCCGCATCTTCACGCTGACGTAAGTCAACCCCATGGCATGAGCGATTTGGGTATTGGTTTTGCCTTCAAGGTGCAGCATCTCCACCAACAAAGTCTGATTGCGGCTGTTTTGCCAAGCCTGCGAGCGCGCCAACTTCCCCGTTAGCTTGAGTTCATGCGCTTGCGACGCAATCAACACGCGCTGCATCGTCACTTCCCGCGCTTGCAAATTAACAATCACCTGCATATTGGACGCATCCAGCTGACTCAAACGCGCCACTTCATCCTTCAACCCGCCCACCTCCCGTGCCAGGGCAAGTTGTTGCGGATGCACTTGGCTTTTACGCAACGCCGCTTCCATTTCGTTGAAGGCATTGATATAGCGTTCCTTCCATTGCG